CATCTCAATCAACCCTCCCCACACGCTTCACACAAATGAATGTTTTCATAAACCTAACCTCCGATTGAGGTTATTCAATTTCTCATCAACATTGGATTCGGCAGGGCTTCTTTCGCTTCGCCTGTCTTGAACGGTTTGGCTCATGTGATGCTCTCCGTCAAAACGATTTACACGCTCAGGGCTTCTGCCACCACTTCTCCGTGAGTGTAAATTCAATTGTGATTTGCCCCGTGTTCTCAATGGTCGCAAATCTGTTCCATGAGTGGTTGTCATAGCCGAAGGTATGGGGCGAGAGCCGTGAATGTCATCCTCAACATTCCGTTTCCAAATATCATCTATCGTTGGTGGTAAAATGTGGGATTTAGCCATCGCACCTCCGCCTTGTTGCGGTGGCGCACCTTCGGGCGGTGGGCCTGTTTGCGGAGGTGGTGGTGGTGCTTCTTTGTAATCAAAGTGAAGGAAACCACCGTCATCACGCAATTGAGCATCATAGCCCGCTTGTTTCATTTGCATCATGTTGCGGATAGCCATTTCATCCCTTCGCATAGCCATGATTTCATCCTCTTCTTCATGTGGATTGAGAGTGATTTTCCATTCGCTAATTTGAAGGGCTTCAAGCAATAGAGGGAATAGACGGTTATTATACAGGTTTTGACTTGAAGCCAAAGCCCGATTGGTGACGACAATTTGCATACCTTCGTTGTTCAAGCCTCCACCCGACACATCGTTCATAAACACATTTGACACACCGTAAAACGACGAAATGCGTTGCCGAATGTCGTCTTTGATCGGAATGTATTGTAATTCCTCAAGGGTGTCCATCATACGCACATATTCAAGACCACCACGACCTGTTTCTGTTTCAACACCAACCGTAGGAATGTATTGTGGGTCACGCTCAAGGTGTTCCTGAATGTTGCGTGCGGTTCGTTCAACGGTTTCAAGGTTAGACGATTTAATTACCATCACACCTCTCGGCATTCGCCTCTTTTGGTAAGCCGAATAAACATAATTGTCCATCGCAATCAGCGTGTTCACTTGTCGCCATAGTGTAGCAACGGGCGAGCGACCATACAATTTTGATGGCGACCATTTGCTCAAATGGATAACTTCACCTTCGGTATAGACCTGCCCTGCACCAACACCTGCGAGGTTCATGTAATGAATGGGAACAACGGGCAATCCTGTTTTCGGACACTTCTCATCCTTGTCACTTGTGCGGAATGACCTGTCCAACAGGCTCGTGTATTGTTTGCCCCCACGCACACCACGCTTATCGGCAACGATACGCATGAAAATGGGGTCAGCACGAGTGATTTCTTTGATGCGGTAAAATTGGGGTTGTCCTGTGTTGGGATCCACGAAATATTCCTTCGTTAGAATTAGGTATGCGTCATCAACAATGTTCAAGTCCATTTCCACTTCACGAAGGACTTCAAGGAATGATTGTGTCATTCGGTTGTCCTCATGGAGAAGGGCGTTTGCATATTCCAATTGCCCCTTATCAGCATCACGAACCTCGCCCCCGCACATACGGCACGAGTCCACTGCTTTGTTGTATTCTTCATCACACTCTCGGCACTTCTTCACAAATTTCGGTTTCCATGTCCAACCTTTGCGGAATGTTTCAGTCGCCAAATGATTGAGAATTGAACGCAACACCAAACACTCGTATGAGGCGGCGTATAGTGCGGGAATGGTGATACCCTGCAACAACGGCGGTTCTTGAACACCTGATGTGAACAAGGGCATCTGCGGCGTGGGTGTTTCATGGCGTTCCATATCCATGCCAAGAGCCGAAAACAAACGGTCAATGCGTTTCTTTTCACTCATGGGCAATCACCTCAAACGCTCGCTTCAATTTGTCCTCAGACATTCCCCATGCCTTAAGCAATTCAACCTGCTCTTTCTTTGAGGCATAGGTATAGGTCAAAAGACGCATAGCCATTTCATCACCTTCATAGGACTTGAGCAAAACGGCGGCATTCCTTTTGTTTTCATTCAAATATGGATAGGCTTGGCGGGTTGCCTTTTGCACTGAGAGGTCGCCTTCAATGACGAATTGACGATCTTCCCACATAATGTTGCCCACGCCAAGACTCTCCTTTAACACAACGGTAAATTCATCGCCTCTTTTGCTTGTGAACGGCAAAAACAAACGAGGCGAGCCTGATGGGGTAATTTCCAAATGTCCTCCGACATCCCAAAGGTTAGCGATGAAATTGTCGGCGTTTTTGAGCATGATTTTTGGGGATTGTTTGCCGTAAAGAAGTGCCTTTGAGTCATTGTTCCTCGCTTTGCCAACCACTTCAATATCAAACAAAAACCCGTGTGACTTGATGAGCATGGCAATTTCAGCCGAAGTCGCTGTGCTGTGCGATGCGAGCATTTGCGAAGTCATCCCCCCATAATCATCTATGTTTTGTGACGCTTTGCTCAATATGTCATATTCTCGTCGGCTCAAACGGCTTTCAGCGTTCAGTCGGTCAGACCATTCTTTCCATATTGCCTCTCGTGTTTCTTCGTCAGCGTTTCGTGACGAAACAACCGCTTTACGGAACAGGAATTCCAAGCGTTCACCATGCGTAGCGAGCATATTGAAATCGTTATCACGGACATCAATGTGTCCCCAATCACTATCACGCCACCATGAGAATTCTTTGAGCAAAGCATCCTGTTCCTGCTTCAACAAATTGATTAAACGAGGAATAATGCTTTCTTCGCCATTTTCCTGCATGATTTTGATTATTTGATCGCCACTCGTGCCAAAATTGTCCATAAAATAACTGCGTGTTATTCCCACCGTTGGCGTTGCGGTTGTTCCCGGTTGGTCTGTCGGCATACCTTCGTTTTCGTTTCCTGAAAACCCTTGAATTTGTGAACCCGCTGTCGCTTGAGGTGGCATTTCTTGTTGTTGCTCTTGTTGAGTGGTTTTGGCTTCCTCTTGTTTTGCTTCTTCCAATTCTTTGGTCTTTTCAGCAACCTTCTCCGAAGCCATTTGCTGATTGTTTGGCAACAATTTGAGGATGGCACTATCCATCGTATTCAGCATGGGATTCCATTCAATTTTCATGCGTCAGCCCACCCTATTCGTTTTGTCCAAGCCTCGCTGTCAAGAATCACGATGCTGTCTTTGTATTCCTTCGTAGCCTGAACCGCAAGGGCGAGGGCAATAACTGTATCGTCGTGTTTTCCAAGCGACTCCATTTTACCATTCGGCAACATGGTGAACATGGACAATTCGTTTATCAAAATGTCCATCAATCTTCGTGTAGCCCCATCCTCTTTGTAGGGCAAAATCAAATGCCGTTGTTCAAAGTGCAATTGAAGAGTGTGAATAACCGCTTCTTTTTTCATACGGCTCATGGTGAATGGTTTGATGGGCAAATCGCTGATTTCTTTCAGCACTTGATGAAATGCCTGTGCGAAATTGTTGGTTTCCAATTCCACAATGACGGGGTTGTAGCGAGTGTTCAATTCTATGATTTTGTCAATTTGGTCGTTGAATGACATTCCTTTTTCACGGTGCATCCAAATCACACGCTTGTGTCGGTTTTCATCCACCGCAATCACAACCATGCAGGTGTAGTCGGCTGAACGGTCAGGACTGATTGCAGGATCCCAACCGATGTAATAATTCACATCCTCTCGGTTAGGATCGGCGTAGGGGTCAAATTCAAACGCATATTCCAAGTCCTTACACGGCTCAACCATATCTTCGGGGAACAGGCTCGCATCGCTCGCAATTGGGCGACACAGGTATTCACGGGTGAATGCAATTGAAGTCATTTCACTCCTTCGCCCTTGTAGTGCCTCAAGACTCCAACGCTCAGGCCAAAGTGGGTCGCCCGTCTGCTCACTAATGGCGGGATATTCACGGACTTGATACCCACTCAAACCCTTCAATTCTTGGTAAAGGTCAGTGTAGGAGAACGGAGTGCCGACAATGCACAATTGTGCCGAGTGGTGAAGCACAGGCAACAAAGCGGTGTAAAACCACGAAGCAATATGTGCTAATTGGGTTGATGCTTCGCTTGACAAAATATCGTCAAGCACCACGATGTCAGGGTGCGCGCCACGCACAGCCTTGCCGACTGACATAGCCGATATGGATGATTTGTTTGTCATTTTGAATTTCTGTTTTGCCCATCCTCGTGCGGGTTTCAAATGCGAAAGCACAGGATTTGATTCAATCAATTCGTTCATTTTAGCCATGTGTTCAATAGACTGATGCTGACTGTGTGAAAAGAATAGGACTTCTGTGCCGGGATTATAAGCCATTTTCCATAGCAAATAGACTCGGTAAAACACGGACTTGCCGTGGTCACGAGAAGCGATTACGCAGGTTTTGTTGTGTTCCTCCGACATGGCGAACCATTCTTCGTGAAAGTCGGCTAACTGATAGCCTTCCTCTTTGCCACAAATGTCCTCAAAAAAGAATTTGAAATCCCTGCGCCCCATTTCCCAATCCACTTTATTGGCGAGGTCAAGGACACCTGCTGACACGAGGCATCACCTATACCCAACCATTCGGCAACAGTGAATAATTGACATTCGCATCGTTTTCTTTCAGCAATTGCTGACGCATACCACTTGGTAGTAGTGAAAGGTCATCGTTGCTATTGTTGAAGGTATCACCAAACAAATCATTCATTTCATCCATGAATTGAGGATGCACTCTTTCAACCTCATCGCCGTAATTTTTAAGATGGCTGATAGCCTCCGCCTTACCTTCTTGTGCATCAAGAATCAATTCCCCCACCTCTTCACTTGACATAGAACGGATTGGCTTTAGTGCTTCGGTTTTTGCTTCAACCTTGTTTTTATTGCGATTGGCTTTGCGCTCTTGTGCCGCTTCAATCGTTGCCGTGTCGTCCTTTGGCTTCACGGATTCCGTCTGTTCTTCACCACCAAACAGTGTCGTTTGTTTTGCCGTTGGTGGTGTCTTGGTGGTCTGTTCCTCAACCTGTGGTTCGGGCTTCTTTACAGACTCGGTATTTTCTTGAGGCTGACCGAACCCTGAATCCCTAATTGCTTCAAGCATAGCCCTTCCCATAGCGGTTTCATTTTCATCCAACGCACCTCTCGTTTCGCCCGCTTCGGGCAAATCGGTTTGTGGTGCAGGAGTGCGCTCAGCCTCAACCTTATCGGCGGCTTTGTTTCGCTTGTCTCGTTCTGCTCGGCGTTTTGGCGAAGGCAATTCATGCACTTGGGGGTCACGGCGATCTTCTCTCATCGTGATTGGAGATCGCATACCCTTTCGTGAGCCGCCTCGTGGAGGTTTAGCCCCTGTGCTTTCAGGCAACATGAAACGCTCTTGCACCTCACGCGCCTCCAATGCAGTGGGGACTCCGCCTTGTGGTTGTTCAGCCATTTCACGCTTAGGGATAGGGGTTTCTTGTGCTTCACGCTTTTGATTTGGATTCAGTGTTTCACCACCAAGCATTTGGTTTGCTTCATCAAGACTCGGTTGAGTCTGTTCTTTCATTTTAGGGAATTGGGGGATATTGCCCGATTGTTGCATTTCTTCCCATAGGCTAAACGCCTCATCCTCAGTCATGTCGCCTCGCTCAACGAAGCGTTCCATAGCCTCAGCGTATTCCTTGCGTTTATCGCTCACTTGTTGGTATTTTTCGTTGGCGGCGGTGTCCTGCCTGTCGCCAAGGTCGCCTGTTGTTCTTCGATCCAATTTGGGCATAGGACTACCCTGCTTAACATCAGCCGATGAAAGAGGGGTCACTCCTTCTTCTCGTGGCTCTTTGCCCCTTCTTCGCTCATTCACTTCACTCAAAAGAGAACGGTAATCCGAATCAGGGACGAGTGTTTGAACAGCCGACACAAATCGATCATCACTTGGCCCACCGAAATTTTTTGCTCTTTGACTTGCACTCATGTCGCCTCGCATGGTTGGCGGGAGGCTTCGTGTGCGTTTCGTTTCAACAGGTGCGGATGATGCAGGTGCGGGTGCAGGAGGTTGCTCGGTATTGATGTCCTCACGCATTGGGACTTCTTCGGCTTCAAGCGGTCTGTCAGCACCGCCCCCTTGACCGAATCCACTCGGCCCTAACTCAGCCATTGTGGTTGGTTGCCCACTCGCTCTTGTCGTGCGCGTTGAGCCTGTGACATCGCCTAATGCTTGACCGAATGGATCAACAAAGCCATCATCACTATTTGATGGTGTATTATTTGTCGGTAAAGGAATGTTGTTCATTGGTCTTTGTCCCAATCCTTGCCCGCCCATTCCTTGTAGGGTATTTGACACGCTTTGCCGAGGTTGGTTTCTGTTTGCATTAAATGAATCCTTCATTCGTTGCATAAAACCGGGTCGTTGTTGGCGTGCTTGCATGGCTCGCATTTGATCTTCAAAGCCCTTCGTTAAATCCCAAGCCATTGAAAATGCTGTGTCCTTTGTGATGACTTGACGGGGCTGACTCTTCCCCAACATTTCGGCACGAGCCTTGATGAGCAAATCGTCAAATCTATCCATGTCAATCACTTCCTATATCGCAGGTAATCCATGCCTTTGTAAATACGGTCAGCGGAGTCAAGCATACCGATGTTCCAAAATGGTCGGCTTGCTGTCACCAATGTGGGGTCGGGGTCGGTAGGCTTAGGGACTTCTTCATCCGCACCCGGCAAAGGCACACTTCGTGCTTCATCCGCACCCGGCAAAGGCACTCGTGCCGCGCCCGCAGGTGCGGCAGGTGCGGGAGGTGCAGGTGGTGCGCCCGCAGGTGCAGGTGGTGCAGGTGCTTGAGGCTGTTGCGGTTGCTGTCCCATTTGTGCTAATTGACCCATAGCCTGTTGCTGTTGTTTGTTGGCCGCACGATTTTGCATGAAATTGCTGACACCACGAACCGCACCGGGTATTCCACCCAACGCTATGTTCATCATAGGGTTTTGTTGAAATGACCCAAAACCACCCTGTGCTTTCGGCTTACCTTGAGCCTGTTGAGCGAGCAATTGGGCGTGCTGTTGAGCGTAGGCGTTGTCGCCCCCGCCCATTTGCCCTCCAGCCTGTTGTAATTGTTGTTGCCCTTGCATCAAACCACCAACCATTTGATTGGCTTGGTTTTGGCTACGCAATCCCTTTCGTTGAGCCAACACTGCGTTTTGATAGCCTTGTTTTCCTCCCGTAGCACCGGGCGACAATCCTTGAACCTGAGCATCCACTTGTCCTTGTTCAGTCGGATCCAATTGTCCATATTGGCGACCTGCTTTGAATTTAGCATATTGGTCGCCAATCATTTGCCCAAGACCCTTTTCCAAATCCTCGCGCTCACGAATCATCCTCGCTCGTGCGAGCCTGTCAATACCAATGCTTCTGTTATTCATTCAAATGCCACCTTTACCAATTGAAACAATTCATAGTCCACGCCCATTGATTTGGATATTTCCTCCCAATGACCCCGACTGTTGAGAATCGTGATAACATCGGTTGGAGGGATGTTATAGCGTGATGCCATCTCTCCTATATCGTTTGTGCTATGTGATGAAAATGTGTGGGTGGGCATTGACTTGACAATCACATCATTATTGAGTGCGATTTCTCGTTGGACTTGTTCAAGAGCGTGAGCAATTTCCTCTTTGCCGATGAGGTTCATAAAGCCCGCCGCACCCCTTCCAAGCGCGTCAGCAAGTCTTTCACTCATCCCTCTCCAACCCGGCAGATATTTTTGGTTCATCTCCGCTTGTTGTTCGGGAGGTTGCGTTAGCGTATCAACATTGAGGTCGGCGGGTGGCATTTGCGGAGGAACAGCGGGCTGACGCTGTTGCGGGGGATGCGGTGGTTGTTGCGGTGGTTGGTGAATGGGTGGTGCGGGTGGCGGTTCTTGCACAGGCACAGGCGGTGCGGGTTGTTCAACACGAACAGGAGGTGCTTGTGGTTGCACCTGCCTCTCCACCGCAGGTTGTTCGGGCGGTGCTTGTGGCACTTGTGCGCCACGCATATCGGGGCGAATCAATTGCGAGGGGTCTTTGATATGTTCAGGCACAATGCCGGGATTCTGTTGGTTGATATAGCGAATAATCCCATCAACCAACCTATCCTCACGCCTTTTCCCTTGACCTATTTGCATGGCATCGTCAAAGGTGAAGTCATCGGGCAATTGATAATGCTCTTTGAATTTGCCAAAAATTTGCTGACCGTAATAACCGAAATTGTTCCTCGCTTGGTCAAGAAGGCTGACACCCCGTTTGCTTTGCCAATGGTCGTCAGGGAGGTAATTGACATATTGCCCCGCATTCGCCATTTGGTTCTGTTGTTCAACCGCCGCCTGTGCCGCATCCGCTTCTTGAGGTTGGTGGGGCGAGGTGTTGCGGATGTTGTATGAGCGTGATAGTGGACTCATTTGATGAGGCATATATTGAGCCAAAACAGGATGGGAAGCCCAAAATTGCTTCACCATTTCGGGCGTGAGGTTATCACGATTGTAGCCTTGTTTAGCCAAATTGTCCATCATGTCGTAAATGTGTTTGCTCGCTTCGTGAGTGATGAACACACTGTTGGGTTGAACACGGTGGGATTCAATGTATTCTCGTGTTTTGCGCCCCCCACGCATTTGTTGAAGCCCCTCGTGATACGGGCGATTCCACGACTCAGCGAATTTGTTTTCTTGATCGCGATTGCCGATTCGCAATTTACGCTGTCCAAATTGGTCGTATTCCCACGGTGAGTCTTTGTTCTGCGCGCCCCAAACACCTTCACGCCATTCACTGTTTAGCACAGTCCTTCCCATATCACTTTCAAATGGTGCAGGTAATGGTTCAGGGATTTTGCTTGGGTCTTTGCCTGTTGCGAGCAATTCAGCGCGCTTTGCTTCCCAAATGCGATTTTGAGAATTAACGGCGGCGTTAATCGTTCCCGCCCCCGCACTGATGGCTTTTTGCACAGCCTGTTGGTAAAGCCCTTCTTGACCCGCTTGTGGCCCGGCATGGATAATTGCCGCAGTGGTTGCATCCACAGCACCTTGATAAATTGCCTCCCAAACAGCATCCGCTTCAACGCCTGATAGTGAACCACCACCAATGTCATCCATTGGTCGTGGGAATGCTTCAAGTCCGTTTTGTCCTGTCATCCCAACCAATTGGTCTATGAGGGCATTGAAATCGTAATGACCCTCGCCCTTGATAATCAAACAGGTATCAAGAATAGCCCAAGGATTGCTTGACAGAATCATCGCTTCCCCACCACACCCGTCACCAAAGGAATAGAAGTGTCCCCAAAGCGATATGCCGATTTATCCTCTTCGCGCATAAGACTTTCATCGCCCGGTGCTGATGCTCGCTCAGGACTCGCTTGATTGCCACGCTTTGCGTTTTCATCAAACACAGGAGGGGATTTTTTCAAACCCTCAATGATTTTCACCAATTTTTCCAATTGGCGTTTCAAGTCGTTAATTTCCAAACGGGTGAGTCCCTTTGCTTTCATCAATGGTTCGGCGGATAATGGGTCGTGCATCAATGAACCCGTTGCCATAGCACCTTTAGACGGCTTGAATTGACTTAGGCTTGTTCCTTTTGGTGCTGAAACACCCATCTTTGTGCCACTTGGATTCATACCGATGGTTTGGATTTTTCCCTGCAAACCCGAAGTGTCACGGTGAACGGTAATGTCACGGGGTAAAGCACCCTGTTGCCTTCGCATTTTTTCGTTAGCCAATTTTCGTTGATAGGCAATTGGATCGCGAAGGCGTAGCGGAATACCTGCCGCACGAGGATTGCCTGAAAACATCCTTCGCTCGCTGAATGCTTGACGCTTGGTTTCACGGTCAATGTTCTGTTCAGCCGATGCCGCCCTTCGTGCCGTTTTACCTTTGATGTCACGGCTCGCTTCTTTTTTGCCCCGCTTCATTTCACGCTTTCGTTCACGCTTCTTTTTGCCTTTGGATTTACGCTCATCCTCATCGGATTCTTCATCCTCATCATATTTGCGACCCTTTTTTTTTCGTCGGGCTTTGATAATGTCGGAGGTCAATAATGGGTCAGCGGATGCGTTCTTTTCCTGCCACACCTGTTCCATGAGGTGTGGTAAGCCTGTGACATCACCACGACTTTCATCATCAATAATTGAATCGGGAGGTGTGGGGAAAAACATTCTCACATCGTCACGCGCAAATCCGCCCCCTCGCCTAAATTCATCCATGACAGTCTTGGCTTCATTGGGCAATTGTTCCAAGAATGCACGCATATCCTCAATGTTGTCGGGCAGATCTTCAAGGTCAATACCTGCCGATATTTTGCCTCCTGTCAATCTTCCCATGTTTGGATTGTCGGGTTCAGGGACAATTTTTGCCGCCGAAGCCGAAGCAAAAGGCACACCTTCTCTCCATTGTCGCTCTCCCTCTTCCTGTAAATCCCCAATCAATTGTTCGTGAGCAAAGTCCTTTCCTTCTTCGGGTGTGATTTTGATGATAGACCCCCAAACATTTTCAAAAATGTCGTGGCTACGACCAAAGAGCAAACCCGGCCCTTCACGCATGACAGGACTGATTTGCGCCCCTGTGCTTGCTGACAAACCACCGGGCAAACCCATGTCCACGCCTGTGCGTGCCTCAGCGAGCATATCCTCGTCTTTGGTTTGAGGTGTTGATGCGAGCGTATCAGCAATTTCTTCAGGCTTAATTGAAATGTGAGGCAAATCACCCTCCATTTCCTTGAGTGCCTTTTCCCTCCGTTTCATCGGACTTAACTGATCGCGGAACGATTGTGATTCTCCACCTTCACGGCTATGATGAGCCAAGCCATCAGCATCCTCATTTGGGTTCACATCATAGTCGCCCATCATTTCGCGCCCATTGAAGCCCCCTGTGAATTCTTGAACCCGTATGGATTCTTCATTCACATTTCTTCGGGGGTTGGCTACGGGCATGGTGTCACCTCAATGATTGATAGGTTTAGAGCAAAACGGACATTCTTCCTTGCCTTCTGTTAATTTATCGTAGTCAAGAGGCTCAATATCAAAATCACGCTCTTGATAGGCTTCATCAATGTTAGGCCCATAACGGTCAAAATCGCTATATGTGTCTATTGTCACATCACCAATGTCTTGACCGCAAAGAGGACAATCACCACCTGTGGTGTGCAAATTCTCCATGCCCTCAATGTCCAAATCCTTGATGCGTTCCATGTAGCCACATTCCCCACAAGCGAAATTCAATCGCCCGTTTTCTTCTTGAATAATCAAACCACGCCCATTACATTCGGGGCATTCGTGATCGGAAACGG